TTTATGCACTCACTTTCAAAGGTAACGCACCAACACGACGCTGATACGCCTGCAACTCATCAACAATTAACTGACCAATCTTAGAACCATCAGCCCCCAAACCTGCATTCACATTGATCGTTATAGACCCACCCAAACCGCCTGCAGGTAACGGCACGATTGCTTCACTCTTACCTGCTTCACCAACACGTACCATCGTGCCACCCGTACGAGGGTTCACGATACCGCCATTAGCCATAGCAGGGGCTTCAACTCCTGCCATCGTGAACTGACCCGTAATGTCTTGACCAAACGCTGCAGCCAAATCCGCAACCGTCTTAATAGGCTTCTTCAGATTCTTCAGATTCTTCCACGACAACTTCAGCTGATACTTAGCAACCGTTTCCGTCACACCTTGCAACAATGCGTTAGCAAGATCGACACCATTTTGTTTATATGTGGCAGCAGCACCCTGCCCAACCATGTTCGCCACAGTTTGCGCACCTGCAATCAACCCGTTGATCTCAGCCACCTTCCCTGCCGGGTTAGCCCCCGACAAGATACCTTCAGCAATCTGATTACCTGCCTCAGCACCTGCACCTGCAATCTGATCAAACGCTGCCTCAGACAACCCCAAACCCTTCAGGCTTAAAAGGTTCTCACCAAACTTCTTAGCATCAGCAGCCTGCCCTTTAAGAACTTCCATGAAAGTCTGTGGGGCTTTCTGCGCTGCAGCCAAATCCTTAGTTGCATCACTCCATGCCTGTGTAGCGTCAGCAATCTTCTCTGTATCACCACTAGCAACAGCAAGATTCATTGCTATCAAAGTTTCAGCAACCTTCTTCTGTGCCTCAGTAACCTTTTCAGTATTGCTATTCGCTGTGGCTTGTGCATTACCTAGATTGATCGTACCCATGACCGCATCAGAAATAGATTTAGCGTAGGCATCAAACTCATCTTTGGCTGCCTTAGCATTACTTTTCGCTGCCTCTAACGCTGTATTCAACTTGTCTTTCAAAGCCCCGGCAGCACTCATCACATTGTCTTTGAACTGTTTCGCTGCAGCAGCAGCAGCCTCTTGTGCTGTCTTATACTCCTGAGCCTTCTTCTTAGATTCCTCAGTAGCAACCTTTGCCTTGTCAAGGTTCTCTAACATTTGGCGCATCGAATTAACCCAAATCAAGTTGGCTTGCCTACCGTCATCAACAGCAACCTTGTTATCAGCCAACGCTTTATTAGCCCCATCTAAAGCAGTAGTAGTGTTCTTATTCGCTGTAGTCATCGCATCAATTTGGATGATCAAGTTTTTGATTGACAAAATCTGACCATTAGTAAGTTCCCCGGCATACCCAATCGCATTAGCAAAGAACTTTGTTCTCTCAACACCACCCGTCATACCTGAGTCATATTTTTTAATAGCCTCACGCAAGATATTGAACTTAGCGGTATTGCCATCAACCTCAGCTTTAACATCACCAAACGTCAAACCCAACAGATTCAACGATCCTGCAAGACGTTTAACCCGATCATCCGTCACCACAAGTTCACGCACAGCGTTCTTTTGTGCTTCACCTTCCAAGTTCAAAGCAGCAACAAGATCCATCGTCGTTTTCTCTGCAGCAGCCTTGTTCTTAGAATAAGCGTTATACACAACAGTTGCTATACCGATAATAGCAGTAGCACCCACAACACCTTTACCTAAAGCAGTAAGGCCACCCGTGAGTTTTCCTGTAGCAGCATCAGTATTCAAGAAGGATGTACGCAATTTGATTGCCTGCCCACTCAACAAAGAGATACCTGACAACGCACCCAACGAAACAGTACCGATAGTGGCAAGTTTCCCTGCAAGCCCACCTGAAGATTTGTTCAAAGCATCAAACGTGCCAACAGCATTAGTAACAATCTTTGCGCCCATCTCAATAACAGGAATGAACGCTGTACCGATCTCTTCACCTGCCTCAGACAACGCCACCTTCGTACGAGCAAGTTTGCCTGCATAAGTATCGGCAGCAGTAGCAGCAGCCCCTGCAAACGTCTGATTCAACCCGTCAAGTATCAGGTTAAAGTTCTTTGCCTTCTTAGCGTTGGCATCTATTGGGATACCAAGTTTCTGCAACGCACCCACATTCCCTGTTGCAGCCTTACCTAAAGCAGCTGTAACTGTGGTCAAATCTTTTCCTGATCCGGCACTAATATTTAAGGCAGTTTGAAGCAGATCCTGCGCTTTAGTTACATCACCTGTGGCACGAACCAATGTGCCAAATGCAGGTCGCAACTCGTCATCGACCACACCCGTAGCCCTAGCGGTTTGATCTATGAGATCCTCAACAGCAACCACCTGAGCATTAGTTGCCCCTGCAGTAGATTTAAGTTGTTGCGCCAATAGTGCTTGCGCCTTCTGATCGTCAATAGCACCCTGAGCTAACTTGAAGAGACCTGCACCCAAAGTTCCTGCAGCAGCCAAACCTGCAGCACCAAACTTAGTCATGTTCGCACCAACTTTGTCGATGCTCTTTGTGGCTTTGCCCATCTGCTTTTCAGCAGCATTAGCGGTTTTGTCAAATGCCTTAATTGCTTGATCAGCGTTGGCTGAAATCAGAAACGCTAGACGTTGTGAAACTGTTGCCATTACCCAACCAACTCTCTGAAAGAACCTGTATCACCCGTGAGATAAATTGTTGAACCAAACTGCGTACGCAAATGCCTGATGATATTAGTTTGAATCAAAGAGGTAGCAATCTCTGTGGCTTTAGGTGTAGCCATATCAACACCCTTGCTGAAGGTGCGCCTGCCTTTAGTACCGGGATGGTTCCGTACACGATAGACAGGCCCAAATCCTTTACGGGGATTACCCATAGGTGTAGCCCCACGAAAAGTGCCTGTCACACCAAAGGCAATATCTAAACGACGTTGAGTGATCTTCCTTTGGCGTACACCTGTAGCACCTCTTGCGCTGATAGTTGGTAATTTTGCGTTTATATCGTGCGCTACAGCACCATGTTCCAACAATCCCCACGGCCCTTTAGCAACCAACAATGCGGTTGGGTGATACTCACCCTTCACGTTGAAAGACACTAGAAGCCTGTTGTTCTGTGGTCGAATGCCAACAAACTTGCCTGTTTTGGTTTTGCGATTGTTCATGGCAGAGAAGTAATCTTTGCCTTTCAAAGCCTTGTTGCGTTCTGACTCAATCACATTCTTCATGTGCATGGCAGCGTTGAACACGGCCTTTTTTTGAGACTCTGAAGCAGCATTGCCTACACCACGAATCAACGCACCCAAATCATAAGTGGTCATCTTGTGGGTGGTGCTAGCCATAATTATCTACCTTCGTGAATACGTCGCCACCGCAGGTAGGCATTCATTGTCCAAATCATTCTAGATGATTCTTGCAGAAGAACTGATGGGGCAATACCTGACTCAACGCTAAGCCTTGCAATTAGCCAATGCGCTGAGGATTCTCCAAAGGGACTAAATCAACATCCTCATCATCTGTGTACTTCACAGATTCAACCGTGTTGATCCACTCTTCCCATGAGAGTTCAGTTTTCTTTTCACGTTTCTGACAAGCCCACGCCAAATAACCTTGATGTGTCATACGGAAATCATCCATAGTCAAAACGATTGGGTGTGTCTGAAACTTCTCTTCAAACGCAACAAAGTCAGGGTAAACCGCAATCATTGTTACGGTCTGCCCTGACAGGAAAGTTACTTCTATTTGTTGTCTCACGTTAGATTCCTCGCAGGTAGTGAAATGAAATTATGCGGTTGCTTTAGCGATTGCACCCGTGATTGGCCAAGTTACTGAAGCAGTGAGCAATTCGCCCACAGCACCGGCAACAGGTGTCCAATCCGTGACGATCAGCGAACCTGTATATTTTGGATTCGCAGTACCAACGGCAGTACCGTTTGGCAATATTTCAAATGCCACAGCGGTTGAACCGATGAGAGGGTAGATGGTTTGTTCTACAGCTGATGCTGCAAAGTCTTGCATGAAGTCGATAGTTACAGAGTTATCTTTCAAACCTGATACTCGTTCCCGTGCGCCTGCACTAGAAAACGATGTGACTTCAATAGCGTCTGCTGAACTTGAAAGACTTACGTTTGATACGTAACTTGAAAGATCCACACCACCGATTTTTACAACGACGTTAGTAGCAACTTGCTTAGCCATAATTTATTCTCCTGATTCCGACGGATCAATAGTTTTAGTTTTTTGCGCAGAAGATTTCACAGGCTCTAGGTGACCCGTCGCCAACAGAAACTCTACATTCCAAGACTCATCAACTTCAACGATTGTGCCGGGGGGCAGATCGTGAACATTCAATTCACCAATGATGCGATATTCCATGACGCTAAGAATACACCCTTACAACGAAATCAACTGAAAGGTATTCGGTATCGTTTGCAGATACTGATTGGATACCTGTGGCAGACTCCACAATGAGATCATCGACTACGCCACCCAAAGTTCTGTCTGCTTCTATGGCAGCCCTCACAGAGTTGGTTCCTGAATACGATGTGTAACCATCAACGGATGATTCTGCTGTGCGCTCTGTAGCCCTAGCCACAATCAAAGTAACTGTATATTCCATTTCTGTCATACCGCCAAAAGTACGATGATAGGTAATGGAGTTCAGGTTGCTGTACGCCATCGGCGCATTAAGTTGATCAGGTTGATAAGCGTAGGTGCGTAAACCCGTGATGGTGGCAAGCCTTGTCGCCAATCCTGTCTTGACTTGTGTGATAGTTGCAGGCATCAGGCCATGTTCCTCATACGTCTAAACGGTTCCACAAGTTGTGCCACATCGCCATCTAACGCACGGGTCACACGAATAGCACCCATGTCCCCAAACCCGGCAACACCCAATGGGGAGTCAAACCGTTTGAAGATGCGTTGGGATTGGATGATGCAAGCAGTTTCCACAGGTGCAGGTATCGCAGGCCAACCCCAAACACCCGTGACTTTAACTAAAGCAAGATCATTAGTTACCGGGAACAGATAGTTCATGGCTGCTCTGATGCGTGTGAACGCCCATCCCTGCCCATCAAGGATTCCGTTCAAAGGTTCTAGCTGATAATCCGATACAGCCCATGTGAGTTCAAATGTGCCATCAGCCTGAGGATCAGTAGCAAGAGTGATTGCTGTGCTTGCAAGGTCATCAACCTCACAATAGAGATCATCTTGTGGGGCAAAGTACCGTACTGCTGTTCCTTGATTGTAGAAAGCCCTGCTGCAATAGCCGTCGATCAGACGGGAAGCAGAGTTGATAGAAGATTCAATCAACGCATCGTCTACTGAGTCTGTGATACGCAAAGCAGCCTTCACAGATGCAAGCGTGGTGTACCCATTAGTAATCGCCATTTTGCCTCAACCAATCAATCAAGAGTCCGTAACCTTCAGAATACCCCAACTCCTGCAGATCGCCATAAAGGTTGTTGAACTTGCGATTATCACAATCCCTACCCAATACACCTGATGGTTCTGCCGGGTTATGCACAATCTCATAGGAATCGACACCTGCAAGTTTGGCGCACAACTCCACCACCTGATCACAGGTCACAGCACCTTCAGCACCGATGTTCACAGGCCCTTCATAGTCTTGTTCTAGAACAGCAAGAATCTTTGTTACAGCATCAGAGATATACAGGTAGGAACGTAGTTGTTTGCCGTTGCCCCAAACCTCAATGCGTTTCGTTTTGATTGCCTGTAACGCTTTAGAGGCTGCAGCTGTGGGGAACTTCATGCGCTGCCCAACAGATTCCTGCCCTATACCGTAAACGGTATGAAGTATCCCAACCCGTACATCTAGCGGATGACGTTCTGCCAAACGGATCAGCATCAGTTTTTCACGCCCATACATCAAATCAGGTGTGCCTGTTTCCAATAATCCTTCATGCAGTTTGGGGGCAAACCCTTCTATCGTTTGCACTTCCGTAGGGTAGGCACAAGCAGATGATGCCACAAAGGAACGCTCAATCTTGTAACGCTCAATCGCCTGCAACACATTGAAATCAATCCTGCTGTTGTTGATGTAAGGGTAATAATCCTCTTTGCTGAAGTAACCCACCCCACCCATATCGGCAGCCAAATGGATAACCCGATGCATCTGTGAGAAATCGGGAACTTGTTTTGTTAGGTCGATGATGGTGCGTGTGTCGCATTCATCCCACACCTGTTTGCGGAAAGGATCTGTTGGTGGCTTCCTAGAAAAGGTGTGAACGCTATGCCCTTGTTCAATGAGTCTTTGGGCAACATGGGTTCCAATGAACCCTGCCCCACCTGTTATTGCGTAGTCCATAGTTCCGTTCTTTCTTGAAACAAACGTGCATCAATGCCCTCATTAGAGAACCCTTTTGTATATGTTTCATCCATTCGTGCTTTACCCCACGCAACGTGCAGGTGTTCCACTTTGCTTTCTAAACAGGGGGCAAAACGCCCACGCCATTTAGCAGTTTCAATGAACTCTGAATCACACCAATTATGATCGTAACCCTCATGAAGCATGATGCCTTCCCTGTCTGCTACACCCTGAGTCGCATAGTTACGGGAAACTAGATAATGGGTGGCGTGATCTCCACGCATCACAGACGGGTTGCCTAGATCGTTAGTGCCAACAACCTCAATAGGTTTCTTCATCAACGCTACAGCAGCCTCAAACCATCCTTGATGAAAGTTCAAATCATCTGCCCCTGCAAACACATACGGTTCATCAGTATCAATCACACCCGTATTGATAGCCCCTGCATAGTTGTTCTTGCGTCGATTCAATATCAGGTTTGCCCCAACCGTACCCACAACAGCAGTAATGGATTCATGATCATCAGGCTCAACAATGAAATAGACGTTGGCATGATCTGTGGAATCTAAAGCGTTACAGGTCACCTCAGCGATCTTGTGCGCCCGGTGATACGTCGGGATCAGTATTGCTACCGGCATACCATTTCCCAAAACTTGTTGCCTGCTTCATCAACCATATCTTTCAACCTAGACGGGTCATCCCAACCATCAACGCTGATCAACCCAACATTCTTGTTTGTCACAATCCTGCAACCTGATAGCACGGCTTCCATCACAGCTCTGCCTTCACTCTCAAAGTTCAACGGCAAATGAACAAACACCTCAGCGAAACTCATCAGGTTTAACACTTCTTCCCTAGTTGAACGGTACGCAATCGCTAGATCAAACCCTGCAGAAGCAGCCCAAAACTTAGCCTGATTCAAACCCTTCAATGGGTGCATACGTGCAGCCCACAGCGCAAACTCCTTTTTCTCACGGTTATGGCATTCATTAGTGTCGAAATGGGATAGCACTAACTCTGTCCATTTGGGTTGAGTCCACAACAGTTCCCGTTCCAAATGCGCCGGGGTATGGCACACAAAAGGGGCAGCGTTGTTGATCAACTGCATCCGCCCCCCTGATTCGTCTTGTTCGTGGTGGATAAAAACCATAGGTTCCCGTTCCGCAAGAACGCACATGGCTTCTTCTGTTAGCAGGTCTGTGCCTGTGATTACGATGCGTTCATGAGCCAACGCCCGTTCCCATTCGGCAGCAGGTATCAATTCAATATCAATCCAAGGGGGTGCGCAATCCCTGTAGGCCTGATCTGAAAGTTCTGCCCCACCACGATATTTGCCCGGCAACCATCTACCACCACCTGTATCCTCAACGGGGAGATGGTGCGTAAGCCATGCCACACTCAACTGAGAAGCCCCATAATCGGCTTCCAATGCGTGTTAAAGACTTGATCTGCCTGATAGTGCTTTGCGTGGTTTAGCGCATCCTGCGACGTTGTACGGGGTGCATCCCACGCTGACTCTAGGCATTCCAAAATGGACTCTGTGAAAGGTGTATGGAAAAACGCTTTCTGAGCATGATCCCAAAACGGTTGAGATTTGGCAAGCCACCCATCACCAACAAGTTCAGGTTGAGCTGTCTGATCAGAAACAATCACCCGTGTACCACACGCTTGCGCCTCTACCACAGGGATACCAAAACCTTCACCCATCGACACAGCCAACAACACATCAGCAGCTGTATAAAACGATGCAAGCACTTCCTGAGAAATACCCATCTGATAGGCGTACTGATCCACAAACTTGTAGTTGGCTTCAGGAACACCACACGCTTTCAACAAATCAATCAGGTTAATGCCATGAACACCATGTTGTTCCGTATGCAAATAAAGCAACGCTTCAGGATGCTTCTTACAGAAAACGCCAAACGCAAGTATGTTCTCAGCAAATGCTTTTCGTGGTGGGCTTGCACCTTTGTTCGCTGCAGCCATCATCACCACAAACCGATCCTCAGGGATCTCCAAAATCTTCCTACCACCCGGCGTAGGTTTGAACACAGGTTCAATACCGTGAGGGGCATACAAAGCATCAACACCTGCCTGATGCAACATCTTCTGCCCATACAGGCTCATCGCTACAGGGGTCACGTTGGGTCGATTGCACCACGCCAACACATCAGGTGGGCAAG